ATGCGTGCGAGGTGTCAGCGCGAGATCAAATACAGCCCGCTGCCGAGTCAGAAGAGATTTCATGATTCGGGAGCGAGATTCAAGGGTTTCTCCGGGCCAATCGGATCGGGGAAGAGCGCGGCGCTCTGTCAGGAGGCGATCCGGATGAGTTACCTGAATGCGGGAAGGACCGGACTGTTGGGAGCGCCCAGTTACCCGATGCTGCGGGATTCGACGCTGGCCTCGCTCCTCGAAATCCTCGCGGACAACGGGATTCCGTATGAAGTGAACAAGGCAGACAACGTTCTGACGATGATGGATTCGCGTTCGCGGATTCTACTGCGGTCCGTGGACGAGTTTGAGCGCCTGCGCGGTACTAACCTGGCGTGGTTCGGGCTGGATGAGCTGACTTACACCCACGAAGAAGCCTGGCTACGACTGGAAGGGCGTCTGAGAGATCCGAAAGCCACGAAGCATGGCGGATTCGCGGTGTGGACACCGAAGGGATATGACTGGGTTTACCGGAAGTTCATTAAAGATCCGTCGGACGGATATGAGGCGGTCGTGGCGAAACCTTTTGAAAACCGGTTTCTGCTGGAGCATGTGCCGGACTTCTATGAACGGCTCAAGGGGAGTTACGACGAGAATTTTTATCGACAGGAAGTCCTGGGCGATTACCTCAATGTCCGGGGCGGTTTGGTTTATTACGCGTTCAAGCGGGAGAGAAATGTTCGGAGGTTAGATGCGGATTCGGCGAATCCCATGATCTGGGCACTTGATTTCAACGTCGATCCGATGTGTTCGGTGGTCGCACAGATCGGTCGGCACGGCGAAGTGAAGGTGCTGGATGAGATCGTGCTGCGCCGGGCAACCACAGAACAGGCGTGCGAGGAGTTCGATAAGCGATTCGGGACGCCCGCCGCCGGAGTGGTGGTTTACGGGGACGCATCGGGCGGGTCGATGCAGACGACCGGGTATTCGGACTACAAGATCATCCGGAACTTTTTTGCGTTACGCAAGGGGCGCACCGAGTATCGGGTGCCGAGGGCGAATCCTCCGGTGAGGGAGCGCGTCGGGATGGTGAATACGAAGCTCTGTAACGCAGACGGCGATGTCTCGTTGTACGTTGACCCGCGTTGCGGGGAGTTGATCACCGATCTCGAAGAAGTGTCGTACTGCGAAGACTCGACTCAGATCGACAAGGACAAAGACCGAAAGCGCACGCACTTGTCGGACGCGCTGGGATATCTGATCTGGCAGGAAGGGCGGAACGGACCGATCGGAGAGCGGGGGGAGAGATTGTTCTGATGCCGAACAATCATATCGAGCAGGAACATCCGGATTACACCGCGAAGCTGCGAATGTGGCGACGGTACCGCGACCTGTATGCGGGCGGGGAGCAGTTCCGGGAGCGCGCGATGGAATATCTGGTTCCCCGGCATAAAGAACCACGGGAAGTTTATGCGGAGCGCCTCGCGCGGGTCTACTACGAAAACTATCTGGGGTCGATTATCGACTGGTACGCCGCGACGCTGGTACGTCAGGAGCCGGTAATCGAGTTTGCGGGAACGAACGAAAGCGCGAAGGAGTTTTTCGCACAGTTTGTGCACAACTGCGATCTGCGAGGCACGACACTGACCCAGTTCTTCAAGCAGCAGCTGGTTGAATCGCTTGTCTGCGGGAAGTCTTACGTGGCAGTTGATTTTCCCCGCGCGGCCGGACCTGCGCGATCGAGAGCAGATGAGGATGCGTCGGGGCGAAGCCGGGCTTACCTGGTCGGATACAGCGCCGACGAACTGATCAACTGGAGCTACTCAGATCAAGGCGAACTGGAGTGGGTTGTGATCCGAACGTCCTGTCTGAAACAGGACAGCGTGAAGTCGTTCGGATGGAAGAAAGAGACCCGGTGGATTTATTACGACCGGCAGAAGTTCGAGATATACGAGCAGCGCGAGGGCGATCCGAATAAGACGATCGAAGTGGTCGACAGCGGCCGTCATGGCCTGGCGGGAGTGTGCCGCGTCCCGGTTTTCGAGATGCGGATGAATGATGGTCTGTGGCTGACGAACAAGATCGCGCTGCTCCAGCTCGAGCACTTCAATAAATCGAACGCTCTCGGATGGGCACTGACGATGGGTTTGTTTGCGATGCCCGTCATTTATTCCGAGCGTGAATGGAGTCAGGTCGCGGGCGAAAGTTACTATTTTCAACTCGGCCCAGAGGACCGTTTCGGGTGGGCGGAACCGGAAGGGAAGGTTTATCAGATTGCGGCGGACAATCTGACGCGGCTGAAGGACGAAATCTACCGGGTGTCTTATCTGATGCAGCAGGCCGGGGATGGGAGCGGAGTGCAGCAATCCGGTTTAAGTAAGCAGTGGGATTTCAGCGTCACACGGGAGATTCTTGGGGCTTACGGCGACATGGTCAAAGGGTCGATACAAAACGTGCTGGAGGCCATTGCTGCCGCGCGACAGGACGGGTTAACGGTAGAGGTGAGCGGCCTTGACGAGTTCGACATCACGGACTTCAGTTCGGACGCCACCGATGCCCAGAGTCTGCTGAATCTCGGGATCGAGTCGCCAACGCTGAAGCGCCAGGTGTTCAAGCGCGTGGCTTTGAAGTATCTGAGCGATGCACGCCAGGAGATCAAGAACCAGATCGTGGCGGAAATCGACAGAGCGCCGGAGTAAACAGCGGGAAGGAAATATGGACGAACCAACAAACGTGCAGACGATCGTGCAGCAGGCGATCGATGAGTATATGCGGCAGGACGTTGCGCGGCGCGAGCCGGCTTACAAGACGGAACTGCAGGAGGAACGGCGGCGGCGCGAGCAACTCGAAAAACGAGTGAACGAACTGGTGGAAGAAAACAAGCGGAGCCGGGCCGTGGCGGAAGAGGCGCAGCGCAGTGGCAGTATCCGGTCGGAGCTGCAGAAGCTGGGAGTCAAGAAAGTAGACCTGGCTTACAAGGCTGTGCAGGATGACATCGTACGGAGCGAGGATGGACGTCTCGTGGCACGGGCGGAAGGCGGGGAACAGCCGCTGAGTGAATTTCTGGAAACCTTTGTCCAGGAGAACCCGGAGTTTTTGCCGGCGAGGATTGCCGGAGGAACAGGAGTGACCGGGACACAGAAGGCGCAGAGTGCTGCCGGCAACGGGGCGATCGATCTGGACAAGATCGGCCCGTCGATGAGCAAGGATGAACTCGACCGGGTGAGGCAGGAGATTTTGCGGATAGCGTCTCAAACGCTGCGGTAAAGCGGGCGAGAAATAAGGAGACAGGAGAAAGATGCCAGCAATTACATCAACTAATGTTGCAACAGCGATCGTGAAACTGGTAGCGGCAGACGCTCTGCCCGCTCTCGCAGGAAACCTTGTGATGGGGAACCTGGTGAATCGCGATTATGAGCCGGTGCTTGCCCAGGCCGGGGACACGGTCAATGTTCCTATCGCCCCGCACCTCGTGGCGAATAACATTGCGGAAGGCAGCACCGTCACGCTGCAAAATCCGAGTCTGGGAAACGCGCAGATCGTGCTGAACACACATGTGGAAGCAACGTTCCAGATTCCGGATGTGACGAAGGTGCTCGCAGTGCCCGATTTGCTCAAAGTCTATATGCAACCCGCGGTGGTTGCGATCGCTGAGAAAATCGAGGGCGATCTGCTGAACCTCTATGCGGGCTTTTCCGCGAATGCGCCGCTGGGAACGGCCGGTACCCCGGTGAATGAAGCGGTGGTGGACGCGGCGGAAACGGCCCTGTTCCAGGCGCAGGTTCCGAGCTCTGAGCCGAAGTATCTCGTGGTGGACAGCAACACGTATTCGGCGATGAGGCAGATTCCGCGGTTCAGCGAGTTTCAGAAGGCGGGAGAAGCGGGTCTGCGGGCACTGATCGACGGGAGCTTCGGCAAGATCAAGGACTTTTATGTGTTCCGGTCTCAGTATGTGCAAAAGACAGGCAGCTCGCCTGTGAATACACACAATTTGGCGTTTTGCAAAGACGCGATCGGGCTGGTGGTTCGGCGGCTGCCGCAACCGCTTCCCGGCACGGGCGCCATAGCGGAATATGCGGAACTGGGTAACTTCGGGATGCGGGTGACGATGAGTTATCAGCCGAATACGCTGGCGCAGCAGTTCACGGTCGATGTGCTGTACGGTTGCGGAATCCTGCGGAATCAGTTTGCGGTGCAGGTGAACAGCTAGGGCCCCGCTTCTGAATTGCCTGAACTGATTAATGCGGAACGGTTACCCGGACCAGGAGTCCACAGCTATTCTCTTGACCCTGGAGACGTCCGCCATACCCAAGAAGGTCCGCAGCAGCGGTACAGGTAATTTCAGAAGCGGGACACTAGCGCCAGAGTATCGTCCGCTCCCTGACGGTCGCGGTTCGGTAACGGCAAAAAGAGCTTGCGGGGGCTTGCGATGCCCCCGCTTTTTATTTGAAGGATCGGAGAGAGCGGATGGATGTGAGGAATTATTACAAACGAATTCGAGAGGCCGAAGCGTCGCTGCCGGCAGGGCGCATCGTTATGGTGAGTCTGGCGACTCCCGAGGGCGGCAAAGAAGGAGTTCGGACGGAAGTATCAAGGGGAATCGGGGCAAAGCTCATTGCCGAAGGCAGAGCGCGGGTCGCGACATCAGAAGAAACGACCGAATTCCATGAAACCAATCGGGAGGCACGGGCGAAATACGAACAAGAAGAATCGGCCCGCAAGGTTCAGGTGACGCTGGTTCCGTCGCAAGACTTCAGGAAAGCAAAAGAGCGGAGTTAGGCATGGGGCTGTTCGTGGATGGGCCGGCCTGCACGATCGAAGACCTTACGGAACAGGATTCCGGCTTACTGGACGTCTCACAGACGAATGGGATCAACCTGGCAGCGAAGCTGCGGCTGGCGCAGGAGGAGATCGGAACAGAACTGCAACTGTGGCTGGATCAGCAGAAGCCAGGTATCGAGCTGATCGGGGAGCCGGCTTGGAGAATCGGACAGATCGTTGCGACCCCTCCGCTGAAGAGATGGGAAGCAATGCATGCGCTCGAGTTGGTATATCGCGACGCCTACTTCAGCCAGCTCATCGACAGATATCAGGCGAAATGGCAGGAGTTCACGAGGCTGAGCGGCGACGCAAGGGAGAAGTTTGTCGCGATCGGAATGGGACTAGTGCAGGATCCGATGCCGAAGGCGAAGCCGCCTGCTCTGGTGGTGAGCCAGGCGCCGCAAAGCGGAGGAACTTTCTATGCGAGCGTCGCGTGGGTAAATTCCGGCGGGCAGGAGGGGGAAGCCTCGCCGGCTGCTTCGATCACATTTCCTGATGGACATCTCATGTCAGTGGCCGCAATCGATCCTCCGAAGAGCGCGGCCGGATTCAATGTGTACGCGGGGCCGTCCCCCTACGGGATGTGTCTGCAAAATGAGACGCTGGTGCCGGTGAACGTGGCTTACCAGTATCTTCCTGGGCAGCCGATGGAGGGACGCCGGCCTGGAAACGGACAGAGACCCGATTTCATGCGCCCGATACTCCGGTTGTGGTCGCGAGGATGAACTTATGGCTGGTTTGAGCGGAATACTGACCTCATCGCTGGTCTCGATGCTGGGATCGACAGTGGATGGAGTGAATGTACGGGTTGCGGCAATGGTGGCTGTCGATCCCAGCGTGGAGCCCGTCGCGATCCAGACGATTACCGCCCAGAACGCGAGCGTAGAGATCAGCGAAAAGACCGGTCACGCACATTATCCGGCGCTGCTGGTCTATTGCGACAAGCTGTCGAACACGGTTAAGGAGAAGTTCCGGCAATTTTCCGGGAAGGCTCATCTGGTGATCGAGGTTCGCCATTCGCAGGATCAACTGACCGCAATCGAAGCTAACTTGTCGACCTATGTCGATGGAGTCTGTGCGCTGCTGGACGATTCGCGAGGGGACTGGGGCGGTGGGGCGATTTACGGCGGGGGTTACGAGGTGAGTTACGAGCCGGTTGGTCGGGGCGGTAAGAACTTCCTACAGCGAGCAAAGGTTGGTTTTGACGTGGAGGTAAGTAAGTAATTTACAATGGCCTACACTTTATCACTTGCAAACCGGTGGTACGTGGCCCGCGAGAGCGCGTACGGACAGATACCAACTATTTCGTCGACGAATCGCATAGCCGCTGTGAAGCTCACTGCTCAGCAAGTGCGTTCGAAGAGCGCTCGGAAGGACAAGACGGGAAGTCGTACTTTTACGGGGTTGCCGGCCGGAATGCGTCTGCAGACAACATTCGACGCCACCTCTTATATGAGAGACTGGCCGGACCCCTCCACTCTGCCGTCTCAAGGTCCGTTGATTGAAGGCGCCATGGGAGCGGGTGGGGTCCTATGGGGTGGTAACGCGGCAGGCAACGGGAGCACAGTCACGGATATTGTGTCTGCAACGCCGCATGGATTGAGCGTAGGGCGGGCGCTGACGGTGGGAGGAGAGCTGCGGTTCGTTGCCGCGGTATCGAATCCCACGACGGTGGTGCTGAACGCCCCCCTCTCGGCGGCGCCGGCAGCGGGCACTACTATCGGTCAGACCGCTAACTACAGTCTGGCGCCGCAGCTGCCGAGTATTTCCCTTTTCGATTATTGGGATCCGAGCACGGCGGTGCAAAGAGTCCTCACTGGCGCCGCCGTGGACACGATGGTTGTTTCGCTCAATGGAGATTTTCATCAGCTCCGATTTAAGGGAATGGCACAGGACATCCTTGACAGCGCTTCATTTACCTCGGGCCAGGCCGGGCTCAGTTCTTTCCCGGCGGAGCCTCCCACACAGGAGTTCAATTACTCCCCGGTTCCGGGAAATCTTGGCGAAGTGTGGCTCGGGGTTGGGCCAAGCCAGTTCTTCACTGTATCCTCGGCATCCATCGAGATTCAGAACGATCTGGATCTGAGATCGAAGGAATATGGCGCTATGCTGCCCCAGGCGATTGTGCCAGGAATGAGGTCAGTAACCGTGACACTCGAACTGTTCGGTCAGGACGATCAGGCCACGGCTGGTTTGTATCAGGCGGCGCGGCAGCAATCTTCGGTCAGCATGATGTTCCAACTGGGGCAAGCAGCCGGGCAGGTGATGGGTATCTATCTGCCGAGCCTGGTCCCAACGGTTCCGGTGTTCGATGACTCGGATAAAAGGCTGCAATGGAAATTCACCGACACGCGAGCGCAGGGAACGGCTGAAAACGAAGTTATGGTGGCGTTCGGATGATCACCTGGAGCAGCAAAAAAGTCGTGGCCTCAGAAGCGCAGCCGGGAGTTGAGTTCGTGGTAACCCGGATGACTTTCGGACGGCGCCTGGAACTGATGCGCCGTATTCGTGACCTGGCGACGCGAATTGAGTATTTCGAAGCGGGAAGGGACGGAAGGAGCAGCATGGAAGCAAGCCTGCTCGCTGCCGAAATGGATCGACTGTACCTGACCTGGGGAGTCGAAGAGGTTCGCGGACTCGAACTGGACGACGGGCCCGCCACGGTGGAGGGCTTGATCGAACGGGGGCCGGAGGATCTTATCGCAGAGGCTCTGGCCTTGGTCAAGGCAGAGTGCGGCTTGAGTGAGAACGAAAGAAAAAACTGATTGTTGCGTTCCGTTTTTTGCGTGCTAACCATTCAGAGCAACGGGACGCATGGAACTGCAGTGTTTGCAGACGACACGGACTGGAAAAACGACGCCGGTGCGGATTTATTTCAGCCGCAGAGGCGGGCGAGCCCCGAATTGTGTGGGGAAGCCGCGGTGTGAGTACGGAAGAGTGTCCCAGGTCAATGATCACAGGCGAAAGCGTGACACTGATTGAAGAGTTTCTGATGGGGAGGAGGCTCGGATTGGAGAATAACGCCGGGATGGACGCACGCAAAGCTGATGCATTCCTGATTCTGCAGGATGAGGTCGAACGGGAACAAGGGAATGGCACGACATAACATAGACGAAAATTTTCAAGCGGCTCTGCCGGGCTGGCTCCGCGGAGTGCCGAATCCGCCGACGATCGACGCCGGCGTATCGAGCGACAGTAATAATCTTTCGGGAACGATTGCGAAGGCGACGGAGCAAATCTCTCAGTTACAGGCTGCCTATCAACAGCAGGTGGCCCTAATTACGGCCAATACGCAGGCGATCCAGGGAAATACTTCGGCGCAGAGCAGCCGGTCCGCAGCAAGCACCGCGGGGAACATTGCATCGGGGTTTTTGAGCGGAGGCGGATTACTTTCGCCGCTCATATCCGGTATCGCAAGTCTCTTTGGCGGCAGTGCTCAACCGGCGCCCCTTCCCGTTTATCTTCCGCCAGCGCCCATATCGATCAACGCGACTCTGCAATCGGCGATGCCAACCGTGAGCCAGTCCACCGGCGGACCAGCGATGTCGCCGCAGACAGTCAGCCCGGCGTCAGCTCCAAATGCGGGGAGGGGGATACCGACACCCCAGATCACCGTCAACGTGAGTGCGATGGACAGCCAGTCATTCATGGACCGGAGCACAGACATTGCCAATGCGGTGCGCGAGGCAATGCTGAATCTGCATCCGATCAATGACGTGGTTGCGAGTCTATGAGGGATCGACAGTCATGGCTAGTTTTCCGACACTGAAGACCGGAGCGGTAGCGCAATATCCACTTAGTTGCGGTGCGCGGTTTGTTACGCAGTCCGTCCGATTTCTGGACGGAAGCCAACAGCGGTACCGACTCATGGGAAATCCCCTACGGCAATGGGAAATCCGGCTGGATCAACTCGATGACACAGAAGTGAGCGCTTTGATCGCATTTGTGGAAGAGCAGGGCAGCGCGCCCTTCGCGTTTACCGATCCTGTCACGGGAAATCAGGCCGCGAGCTGCGTGATCGCCGGCAATCAGTACGAGGCGGTGATGAAAGCCGAGATGAACGGGCAGACGACGATCCGGATCGAGGAGATCGCTTGACCACGTTTCCTCAGACCAAAGGCGGAACACTCGCTCAGTTTCCCGTGCAACGTTCGCAACTGTGGAGAGCGATCGTAAATACCCTCGAAAGCGGCGAGCAAATCATGCTGCCCGATGCAGCGGGCGGTCAGATCGCATGGGTTCTCACGTATCAGGATCTGACGGAGGGCGAGGCAGCGAATATCAGCACTTTGTTCAACGCATCGCAGGGCAGGTTCGGGATGTTCGCTTTTATCGATCCGATGGCCAACCTTCTGGGATGGAGTGAAGACTTCTCAAAGCCCAGCTGGCAATCGGGACTGATGAAGATTACCAGTGGAATTTCCGACCCGCTGGGGACGCAACGGGCATCGACGGTTGCAAATAGCACCGAAGGGACGCAGACGCTTCAGCAGACCCTATCTGTTCCGGGCGAGTACGTCATGTGTTTCAGCGGATATTTCCGTGCAGATACCAACGGGACGGTTACGATCAACCGGGATAGCCTGTCCTCCACGGCGAGCGTCGGGCCCCTGTGGCAACGCACGTTCGTAACCGGCAGCGGAAGCGCGGGAGCGACCCAGTCCTCATTTGCCATCACGGTCGGCGCGGGCGAGACGATACAGGTCTTTGGGCTGCAAGTAGAAGCGCAGCCTTATCCGTCGCCCTATAAGCCCACACTAACCCCAGCAGGAATCTATAGGGAGACGTGGTTCGGCGAGGACGTTCTGACCATTGCGCACACCAGTCCCGGGCTCTCATCGTGCGAGGTTACTCTTATTTCGCGAGTGCCGGGAGCGTAGATGCAAAGTGCACTTACAGCAAAGGAGCAGCTATATGCAGATACTCCCTTGTTATTCTTCGACTGCACAATATCGGACGGAACAGTGCAGCACTGGAGTAACCGGACGATCTCATGGAACGGAAACCAGTATGAATCGCGTGTTCTGAAGCACACTCTATTCGAGACGCAACTCGCCTCCGATACCCAGGTGGGCGGAACGCCCAAGCTTACCTTCGAACTCGCGAATGCGGACTCGCACCTGTCTGAGATTGAGCAACAGACGGGCTTCAAGGGCGGACAACTCAACGTTCAACTCGTATTCTTCGACCTTACTGCGGGTATTCCGACTACGGACAGCATCGTCGTGTTCCGCGGGCTCATGAATCCGCCCGATCTCATTACAGAATCAAGTTTTCGGCTGAGCGCGATGAACCGCATGTCGATGCAACGCACGGTTGTTCCCAATGTCAGAGTTCATCGGATGTGCCCCTGGAGATTCCCCACGACTGCGGCACAAAGACTGCTCGCCGTCGACGGCGGAGCGTTGCAAGGAAAATATTCATCGTTCTATCGATGCGGTTACTCGCCGGATCAGGCGAATGGTACAGGCAATCTTGACGGGAACGCACCATTTACGACCTGCGGATACTCGCGCTCGGACTGTGAGCAGCGCGGGATGTTTACGTCGGACACGAGCGGCCGGGCAACGGGGCGCTTCGGTGGAATCGAGTATGTGCCGCCGACGATTCTGGTGCGCGGCGCAGGGCAGAAAAGCACACAGCTCTCGGCGGTACAGGACAACACCGCTTCGTACAACGATTTTGTTCCGCTTATCTACGGGACTCAGTGGACTAAGCCCGACGTTGTGTTTTCGCGGAATGACGGAAACCTGACGCGAATGGAAGTGTTGCTGGGCATGGGAGAGATTCAGGGTGTACTGATGGTTCTGGTCAACGACATCGAGATCCCGCAGGGAGTCAGCGGGATGAACATGACGTCGACGGGCTGGTACAACCTGGTTAGTGCGGGCGGGCGCAACGGACAGCAGGACCTGAACTTCAAGGACAGTAATGGTGTCCCGCAGGGTGATCCGTACGGGAGCATGGCGTATTTATCGATCGTAGTGCCGAATCGTATCAATGACGGCACGAGTATTCCGTCGATTCAGACCCTCGTTCAGGGGCTTAAACTCGGGCAGTTCGATACGAACGGTAATTCGCTCGGCGAACACTTTTCGAATAATCCGGCGTGGGTTCTGCTGGATGTCCTGATGCGTTGCGGATACACGGTCGATGAGATCAATCTGCGGAGTTTTGCGCACGCCGCTGCGTATTCGGACCAGTTGCTCAGCGTTAACGATCCAACGGGCGGCGCGGTGCAGGCACCGAGGTTTCAATGTAACTTCGTACTCAATTACAGCCGAAGCGCAGGCGACCTGATGCGGTCGATCCGAAACGGGTCGAGAATCTATCTGGTTCTGAACACCGCCGGATTACTGGAGGCGCGGATTGAGAATACCTTCGCGCTGCAGCAGCCGACCACACCAGCGAACAGCAATTCACAAAATCCTTTCAACGACGGCTGGCCAGCTTATGAGTTTGATGCCACGTCAATTGCGCGGAACAGCGATGGAAGTGCAAGCGTCAAGCTGTCGACGAAAGGCGCCCAGGATACACCAAATGTTTTGTCCATCGAGTTTCAGGATGCGTTCAACCAGTTTCAGCAGGACAGCCTTTCGCTTGCGGATGAGGACGACGAGGATCTCTGCGGGCAGCAGGTCGCGGTGCAGTGGGACGCGCTCGGGATTTCAACTTTCGATCAGGCGTCGCGCATGCTTTTGCTTGGGCTCAACAAGGCTCTCTCGGGGAACATGTTCATCGAGTTTGAAACGAGCGTGAAAGCTCTTGGACTGATGCCCGGGGACCTCATCACAGTTTCGTATGCGAAGGAAAACCTTCGACGGACGCCCTTTCGGATTACGAAAATCACGCCGGGCCAGAGTTTTCGCACGGCGGTGATCACGGGTCAGTATCATAACGATGCCTGGTATTCAGACACCGCAACCGGAATCATTGGCGGCTTCGGAATGCAGTCCGGACAGGGCTCGGGACTTCCCGCGCCGGTTTGCGGGACGACGCTGGACTCGTACGGCAATCTGCAACTCGGGATCACAGAAACAGGAGTCACCAGCAGCACGGGATCGACAAGCGTCGCGTTGGCTGTGGCGTTTGAGGAACCAGATGGACAGATCGGGACCCTTCCCGCGCCACTCATGGGGCTCACCCCGGTGGTTACGGATACGGGCGGGACGCTGGCGGGCGGAGCCAATTACTTTTATGCCGTGAGCGCAGTGGATAGCGCAGGGAGGGAGAGCTCACTTTCATTTACCGCGCAAGCGACAACGAGGGTGGGGAGTGACACGAATTCGGTCACGCTGGACGGGATTGGACTTCCCACCGGTGCGCGGAGTTTTCATGTCTACCGGGGAACAACACCCCAACTGCTCCTCCGAATCGCATCGAATCAGGCGCCGGCGCCGGCATTCATCGACACGGGTATTTCTCCCCAGGCGGTGTTGCCGCCCGATCCGATGTTCGATCACGTGAATGTCTCCTGGCGCTGGGAGCTTTTGCCCGAAAGCACAGCCGCCGTCCAGTCGGCAAACACGATCGGGAATCCGGCCCTGCAAATGACCGTCAATAAGTATAGTGGGGCGGTGGTCAGGATCACAAGGGGAACGGGAACCGGGCAGGAATACACAGTTTCCAGTAACACCGCGACCACACTTACTATTGTCGGTGCGTGGGCGAGGGAGCCTGATGCTTCCAGCTTTTTTGTCGTCGCGGAGAATGCATGGCGCCCGGGCGCGAGCGGGGCCACAAGCCCGATTACGATCGACGTACCCGTCCGGATCGGCGCCGGGGTCCACATATCGGCCCGGGCTGCGAATACTGCGGATGAAGAAGCGGCCTATGATCTGTCGCCTCTGACTCGCTGGGTACTCGGGCAATCAGGGGGAATCGCTGCAGATGGCGATGTTCCTCCTGCTCCTGTCTTCGGGGTTACCGTTGCAGCAGCCAACGGAGGCCTGGTCGAGCTTTCGGCAGTCGGTTTCAACACGTTCGTGAATACAACCAGCATCGTCGCGGGGACCTTCAGGTTTTACTACTACGACGAAATTAACGGATTGAAACCGTTAGCATTGACTGCCGCAATCGGCACAATGGATTCCAGCGCCACACTGGGGGGTACGTTCGATCAAAATACCTATCTGCAGGTCGATCAGGAGATCCTGCAGATCGGCGTAACCAACACGGAGGGCACTCAGGCAATTTCCCGGGGAATGCAAGGTACCCAAGCGAGCGCGCACGATGCCGGCGCGCTCGGTTATACGCTGAGCGAGAAGGTTGTGATTGTTCCGTTTGTTCCGGGATTTTTTGGCAGCCAGTCCAGCGGGGACTGGAAATACGACATTGCTTTCCCTGATGTCCGGATCGCGAGTGTCGAGCTTTACCTGACGAACGCGTTGGGAGCCGGAGCGACAACAGTGAATCCCTATACCGGGACAGTCGATTCCGGTCTTCGTACCATGGCCGGCGGACAATACTCGTTTCAGATCGCCGGATATCTTGCGATTCAACGGGGCGCAACGCCGAGTCTTCTGGTGGAGGCTGACCGATCGGTGCGTGACATCTACGCGATCGTGGGGACCGCTGCCGCCGGTTCAAGTATCACACTGCAACTCCGCCGAAACGGTTCGTTATACGCGACTATCCTGTTCCTTGCAGGCGCGACGAACTCGAACGTAACAGGCGGCTTCGGATTACCTGCTCTGCGTGCCGGCGATCTGTTGAGCCTTGATGGTACCGGAGTCGGAACAACCAACCCCGGAAGCGATCTGACGCTGATCGTCAGACTCTGA